GTGAAGAAGTCAAGACAAATTTTGAGTCCTTCGTAGTCCATAAAAGAGTGATAGAGATACTTGCTTGCTTCCTAAATAAAAATGGGTCAATGTTTCAAGGTCACATATATCATGATGAAAAAAATCTTAAAGTTGAATACGCAAATAGAGAGGATGACACTTATGGAAATAATTATTTTGTCGATGGAGAAAAATTAAACCCTGTTAGTAGTGAGGAGATATTGAACAGCATGATCAATTATATGCAAACAATAGAAGATGCAAGCTCAGATGATAGATTGCCTATTGATAATGAACATTTTGATTTGCCATTCTTAGATGAGTGGAAGGGGGAAGTACTTGAAAGGTTTCATACAGAATTCAGTAAGTACAAGGATACCAACATGATAAAATCTTTGGAAAGGAATGCTAGATTTTTCAGATTCCTCATAGACAAATCATCTTCACATTTTAAGAGCAACCAATTCATTATGGACAATTGTGGTTTAACAAATTTCTGGTGTGTCATGAGGGGCGGTCAGCCATCAATTAAAACAGGTAGAAGTAAGGAATTTAGACTTATTTATAAAATATCTGCTTTGCAATATGAGACTCTATATAAGGGTGAAGATGAGTTGATGTCAACACAGTTCTATAAGGATATTACCAATGATGGTTATTGGGTTGTCACTCCATGGCAATCTATACACAACACGATTTGTTGTGACATGATACAAGCCAGGCATAGAGCAGCCTCAGTATTTGCAGGTATAATGGATTTGAATTTCAGCATTAAAGATAATAGGTCTAAAGATTACTCACTAAATTTATTTTTTTATCAAGGTTTGTTAATGCACTCTGGCAGGAGAAACTTGGAGGCACTGCTAGGAAATATGAAGTACTTCAATACTGCTGCACTCGCTGAATTTGGGGGAATATCAGGAATGATCAGTGAGATCACAAAGGTGATACCTTTAGACAGGTTAATGGCTTGCACCCAGTACAACCTGCTAACAAAAATGACACAATTCATAAATTCAGCACATAAACATTTCAAATTAAAGGAGGAGAAGGGTGAGGAATATGAAGAAACACCAGATGACTACATGGTATGTCCTATAACTGGGTTCCCCTTAATTACAGAAACTAATATAAAACATTTAGAAGCGGTGTCTAGAATAATGTCTAAAGCTCCAATCA